TGCAACAGAAACAGAACTAGTAGGAACTTTTGCCGCACCTGACGATACAAACTCCGTAGAATTTCATAGCGCAGCATACTTTCTAAGATATGCTGATAACATGAAAGTTGTACGGACAACAGACGCAAATGCAAAGAATGCTTATGACGCAGACTCTGCAGGAGCAGCCCCGGCAGTTGGAAATCAAACAGACTGGGACGCACAAGAATCAACACTCGCGACCGCAAAGCATACTTTCGTAGCAAAGTATCCTGGTGCGCTGGGTACTGGTTTAACAATTTCAGTATGTCCAGCAGATGAGACAACCTTTAATGGTTGGGCATATAAATCAGATTTCGATACATTTCCCGGAACATCGACTCAAGCTACAGCTGCGTCTGCAACTAATGACGAAGTACACGTTGCAGTTGTAGATGTTAACGGAAACTTTGGTCCTAACGGAGGAGTTTTAGAAACTTTCCCACATGTATCGTTAGCAACAAACGCAAAAACGCCAGATGGATCTACTAACTATATCTTAAATGTAGTTAATGCAGGATCAGCTTATGTATGGATGGCTGGATTTGGAACTGCAGGAAGTAGATTCGATGCAGACGCTGGATCAGCACTTGCAAGTGGTAAAAACTACTTGACAACTCCAGCAGCGGTCTTGACTATAGACTTAGCAGGTGGTGTCAATCAAAACGCAAACACAGCCGGAACATTAGCGACAGCATTCGATCAACTAGAAGACGAAGATACAGTTGCACTGGATATTCTCTTTACAGCGGGCATGTCAGCAAGGTCTGATCATGTAACGGTTGTAAATGATATTACGGCAACAGCGGTTGCGCGTAAAGATTGTATAGCAGTAGGTTCACCCGCAAGGAGTGATGTTGTAGGAGTAGCAAATCCTGCTACAATGGTAACAAATACAACAACGACTGCAAAAGATTTTACATATGGATCATACCTAGTAGTTGACAACAACTTCTTAAAGGTATATGATAAGTACAATGACAAATACATTCATATTCCCGCTGCTTCTTCAACAGCTGGTATCATGGCCGCAACAGATAACAATGCTGCTCCATGGGTATCACCTGCTGGAACAAGACGTGGCAATTATTTAGGTATTACCTCATTAGCTTACTCACCAACAAAAGCTCAAAGAGATACACTCTATAAAGCTGCGATTAATCCAATTGCAAATATTCCTGGACAAGGAGTAATGCTCTATGGTGATAAAACACATATGAACAGACCATCAGCATTTGATCGTATTAATGTTCGTAGATTGTTTACATCATTAGAAAAAGCAATCGGTGAATTCGCTAAAGCTTCTCTCTTTGAACTAAACGACGAGTTTACTCGAGCCGAATTTGTAAATAACGTAGAACCTCTACTTCGAGAAGTAAAGGGTCGACGTGGCCTCACAGACTTTAAAGTAGTCTGCGATGAGTCAAACAATACCGCTTCAGTAATTGACAGAAATGAATTTGTGGCTACGATCTTCATCAAGCCAGCACGCTCAATAAACTTCATCACATTGAATTTTGTTGCGACTCGAACGGGTGCTGACTTCGAAGAAGTAGTTGGCATATAGTAGCGGTAAGGAGAAAACAAAATGGCTATTCTAGGAGTAGATGATTTTAAAGCAAAACTACGTGGTGGTGGCGCTCGCTCTAATTTATTTAAAGCTACAATTAACTTTCCAGGCTATGCAGCTGGTGACGTTGAAATGACATCCTTTATGTGTAAGGGTGCTCAATTACCGGCGTCAACTATTGAACCTGTACCGATTGCTTTCCGCGGCCGCCAGTTACAAATAGCTGGCGAACGTACGTTTGCACCATGGACAGTAACAGTAATTAACGATACTGATTTTAATGTACGTGATGCAATGGAAAGATGGATGAATGGTATCAATGGACATACGACCAATGTTGGTCTCGTAAATCCTACTGATTATCAGGCCGACTTAATTGTAGAACAATTAGATAGAGATGGCACAACAGTCAAGCGATATGATTTCAGAGGATCTTTTCCTACTGAAGTTGGAGAAATAGAGCTTAACTATGACAACACTGGAGCAATTGAAGAGTTCGTTACGACCTTCACGATTCAGTATTGGGAGTCAAATACCACTTCGTAAGAAGTTATAAATAAACGTGAAGGGCCGAAAGGCCCTTTGCTAAACTATTTTTTGTGGAAGAGAACATGGCAGAGAATAACGGATTTACATTATTTGGATTTGAAATACGTAGGAAACAAGACAAGGTTTCTAAAAAGAATCAGATGGATTCTATTGTACCACCTATTGATGAGGATGGTGCTGGATACGTAACTGCATCCGGATCACACTTTGGTCAATACGTTAATATTGACGGTGACGAATTTAAAGATAATATATTAAAGATTAAGCAATATCGTGGTGTTGCTATGCATCCAGAAGTTGATGCAGCAGTTGAAGACATTGTTAACGAATCAATATCAATTGCAAATGATGGCGCAACTGTTACAGTTAACATGGATAATGTTAAAGTATCAGATAAAATAAAAAAGAATATAACAGAAGAATTTCAAAACATATGTGTAATGCTAAGGTTTAATGAACTAGGGCATGACATCTTCCGTCGGTGGTATGTAGACGGTCGAATTTATCATCATCTCGTAGTTAACGAAGCAAATATGAAAATGGGTATTCAAGATATCCGTCCTATTGATGCTACGAAGATACGTAAAGTAAAAGAGATTAAGAAGAAGAAAGACCCGATTACAGGTGCTGAACTTATTGAAAAGGTTGATGAGCACTTTATTTACCAAGAGAAACCAGGTCAAACTAAACAAGGTGTTAAACTTACAACGGATGCTGTGAGTTATGTTACATCCGGTCTATTAGATCAAGATCGTAAAAGAGTTATATCATATCTTCAGAAAGCACTGAAGCCATTAAACCAGCTAAGAATGATGGAAGACTCATTGGTCATCTATCGTCTTGCACGTGCACCTGAACGTCGTATATTCTATATCGACGTAGGTAATATGCCGACTGGTAAAGCTGAAGAATATATGAAGAAGATTATGACTCAGTACCGAAATAAGTTGGTATATGATGCTACGACTGGTAGACTGAAAGATGATCGTAAGCATATGTCAATGCTAGAAGATTTTTGGTTACCAAGAAAAGAAGGTGGCCGTGGTACTGAGATTAGTACATTACCAGGTGGTGAGAACCTTGGACAAATAGATGATATTTTATATTTTCAGAAAAGATTATATAAATCTCTTAATGTACCTATTTCAAGGCTTGAGCAAGATCAAGGTGCTAATATACTTGGTAGATCTACAGAGATTAATAGAGATGAATTAAAGTTTCAGAAGTTTATTGAGCGTCTACGACGTAGGTTCTCAGCACTCTTCTTAGATGTTCTTCGTAAACAGCTTATCTTAAAAGGAATCATAGCTGAAGAAGATTGGAAAGAATGGGAAAATGATTTAGTTGTTGAATACGCACATGATAATCATTTTGCTGAACTAAGAGATGCTGAACTAATCCGTGAAAGATTACAAACTATGGATTTAGCTCAGAACTATATTGGCGAGTACTATTCAAAAGAATGGGCCATGAAAAATATTCTCATGTTAGATGATGAAGATATGAAAAGAATTAAAAAAGAAATTGACGGTGAAGTAAAGTCTGGTGAAGTCGATAATGGCGAAGAACCAGAGAATCAAGGAGATGATAATGAACGATGAAGCTGAAGTATTAGTAGAATATGATGGTGATGCACCTATTGAACAAGAGCCTGAGGTTAATCCAATGCAAACGTTTGTTGATGATATATTAACAAAGAACTTTTCTGGTGCACAAACAACATTTAATGATATGTTAGGCACTAAACTTAGTGATGCACTCGATGCTGAGAAAGTAGCATTGGCTCAACAGGTATATAACGGCGAAGAGCCTGATGAAGATCAATTAGAACTGGATCTAGAAGACGATGATGCAGAATATGAAGATGATCTTGAAGACGGTGCAGAAGAATACACATCAGAAGAAGAAGAAGTAGAAGATTAATTTGTTATAAATAACTGTAACATAATTATCACAGGTCTAAGATAAATGAAAC